GGCCGAGCGCCGCTCGCCACCATAGCCTTTCGGGAACCACCTCACCGCGCCACCTCCCGGAGGCACGCAGCATAGCCGGCGACATCGACCATGCTGTCGAGATGGGTCGGGTCGTGGACGAGGCGCGCGAGCTTGAGATCGATGAGGCACAGCGCCACCTGCGCCGGCGTCACCGTGTGCCCGAGAGTGAGCGACCAGCGCTTGGCGATCGCTTCCATGCTGGTGCGAGGATCGCCATAGGTCTCGCGCCGATTGGCGACCACCGCGGCGGCCTGCTTCAGCAGCAGCTCGGCCGTCATCGCACACCTCCCTGGGTCTCGATCGCCCAGAGCAGGGTGGCGATGGCATCGGCCTCGTTGTCGTCGGCAGGCGCGAAGCCCCGTGCACGGACGGCCGCCATCACGGTCGTCTTGTCCGCGTTGCCCTTGCCGGTAACGTGGCGTTTGATGGCGCCAACCGGCACCCCCTGATAGGGGATCTCGTGCTCCTCGCACCACGAGGTCAGCGCGCCGAGAAGGCCGCCATAGATGTGCGCGGCATCGGTTCCGACGTGGCGGCGCACCTCCTCGAAGACGACGCGGCCGATGCCTCGCGACAGCATCGCGAGCTCGAGGAGCCAGTCGGTGAAGCGCAGGTAGCGCATGCCGCCGCCCTCGAAGCGACGCGGCCGAAAATCCTGCGTGCCCGAGACGATGCGCTCATCGGAGGTGCGCAGCGCCCATCCTGTTGTGGTGCCGAGATCGAGAGCCAGCACCGCGCCCGTCCGGGGCGGCATCGTCGGCGCCGGCGTGCTTGCTTGTTCAGCCGGCAGGGTCAGAGTCGTCGAAGCCATGATGGTCTCCGTGATCGGGATGATTGTGGTCAGGACGGCGACGGTCTGGTTCTCAGGCAGGAGCTGGCCGTCGTCGTCCGCTGCGGGCGCCATCGATCAGGACGGGTGGGTCGCGGGTGCCGGCGCCGAGGATGGCAGCACGCGCGCGCGAGCCCTCGGGGGTGGCGTAGGAGAGCCGCGCTGCGCGCGCTCTCCTCCACCCCCGAAGGGGGTGGGTTTCACCCCCACAACTTGTCGAGGCATCTAATGCTTTGGCGGATATGGAGAAAATCAAGTTGGGAAGACCGCCATGCGCAGCGCAGTTCCCAACTTGAATCTGCGTGAAGCAGCGCAATTGGTCGGGGCCGTGCGCAGGTAGTTGGGAAAGCCCTTCCCAACTTGAATCCACGCAACGCCAAGCAGTCGTGCAAACCGCAGCGAAGGTAGTTGGGAAACGCGTTCCCAACTTCTCCCAACTTGAATCTGCGGGAACCTGCGCAAACGCCGGATCGGGACCGCGCATCATGCGCCCTCCTCCGGATAGACCCACACATGCGGGTTCTCGACCGGCAGGGCAGCGCCGCTCTGCGGGCACTTGTAGTGGCTGGGCAGGACGGGAACGGAGTGTGTGATCACCTCGCCGGTTTCGGGATCGACCGACTCCTCGGCGGCGCCGAACTCCATGCCCTCGACGCAGAGATAGCCGAACTTGGAGCGCGACGAGGGAAGCCCGAAGGGCGCCCCGTTGCGGACGAACTTCACGTAGCCTTTGGTGGCGAGCACGCTGATCCGATCCCGGATGGTGTCCTTGCCGCCGAGACCGGCCTTGTTCTCGAAGGCCTCGGCGAACTGCAGCGCCGTGTAGAGACGGCCCTGCCGCGCCTCGTCGTAAATGAGCTGCAGGATGACGTCGTGCTTGCGCGCGCGCTCGGCATCGAGCTTCTCCCCGAGCGTCTTGCGCACCAGCCGCTCGCCGCTCCGGTCGATCTCGACCCAGCGGCCGCCCACCTTGTCGACGAACTTGGGTGCGATCGCCGGGCCGTTGCGCAGCTCGAAATGCAGCATACGCTGTGTCGAGTCCTCGTCGGGCCGGTGCATGACGACGCCCGAGGTGTAGAAGCTGCGTAGGGACCCGGCGCCGGAGAGCGCCATGAAGGGATCCTCGGCGAGCTGCTTCTTGGTGGTCTTGCGCGTGTGGTGGCAGAGGATCAGGCCGGCATCCGGCGCCGCCGCCTCGCGCAGCGCCTCGACCCGCTCCTGTAGGAAGAAGAGCATGGCCGAGTTGTCGTTCTCGCCGTCGCCGCCCGGGCCGCCGTCGAACAGGTTACGGATGGGATCGAGGCAGACGATGTCGGGCGGCGCGTCCGCGAAATGCGCCTGAATGGCGGCGATGGCGAGCGCGAGCCCCTGTGCATCGAGGAGCATCCGCACTTTCGGGGTGGCGACAAGGTTGTCGCGCGCCGCCGACAGAACGGAAGCGTCGAGGCCAATCGCCTGCAATCGCTCCCGCAGATAGTGGTACTGGATCTCCGCCTGGAGGTAGAAGACGCGCAAGGGTCGCGGGCTAGTGAAGCCGAGGAATGGCACGCCCGCCGCCATATGCACGAGAAGCGAGGTCAGGAAGTCGCTCTTGCCCACCTTGGGCGCGCCGCCGATAACCAGTATGCCGCCGGGGGTCAGGAGCCGCGGCGCGATGATATCGGCCGGCATCGGCGAGGTGTCATCGAGGAGCGCGCCCAAAGTGAAGGCGGGCATCGCCGCCGGAGCATCGGACAGTCGCTCCAGTGCCGGTCCGTGGCGCGTCTCGTGCAGCCGCCACAGCCGCTGGGCCTCCGCGGCAAGCCGCTCCAACGACCAAGCCGGGCGCAGCATGGCGGCGTTGTACTGGCAGATGCCCTCCCAGGCCTCGTCGCGGCTCATGCGCCCCTCGTGCGCCATGCGGACGTAGTGGCCGATGGCGGCGCTCGCGCCCTGGAACCGGGTCCAGCCGTCCGTGCTCCCCTCGCGCACCGGCGTGACGAGCACGTCATCGATATCGGGCTTGTGGGGCGTAGGACCGGGATCGGCGCCGACGCCGGGAAGCGGCGGCATGGCCTCGACAGCTTCCGTGAACTCGCGCAGATCGACCTCGATGCGCGGGTCGTGAGCCCGGATGGTGACGAGGCGCTTGAACCCGCTCTTGTGGTAGACGGTGCCGGCGACCCGGATCGGCTGGTGGGCGGAGCGGAAGTGCGTGTCGCCGCCGACCTTGACGGCGATATCGCCGCGCAGCCGGCAGAGCTGCGCCAGGTCGTCGCCCTCCGCCGGCTCGGTCAGCCGCCACCAGACGTGCAGCTTGTCGAGCCCTTCCGAGGTCCGACCGCCGCTCTCGACGATCAGCGTCGGTTGCCCAAGATGATGGATGAGATGATCGAGCTTGGCGGCGACATCGCCGGCATCGAGGTCGACCACCACCGTCTGCATCTGAACGAGATCGCCAGCCTTGGCCTGGCCCTGCTCACCGACGGTGCCGGGCACCACATAGACCGCGGCGCCCTCGCGCGCGGCCCAGGTGGCGAAGGTGGCCACCTTGTCCCGAGCGCCAGCATCCGCCTCGATCCAGATGTTGTGCGGCCGGCCATCGAAGCCTTGTCCCTTGTCGACGAAGCCGCGCACGGGGATGAAGCCGTCGCAGTAGCCGAACACGACGTCGAGGAAGTGGCCGATCTGCGCGATGTCGGGCTCGACCTCAAACACATCCGCCTGTACGGCCGCATCGTTGAAGTCCCGCCACGGATTGAAGTGGACGATGTTGCCGTCGCCGCTCATGCCGAGAGGCTCCAGCAGCGTCGGGCCCAGGGGCACATCCGGCACTCGTGGAACTCGGGCTCGCGCGCGATCCGTGGCAGCAGCTCGCCGGCGTCGGTCGCCTGCAGGATGCGCACGGCGCGATCGCTCATGGCCTGCGCCAGCGCGCCATCGAAGGGAACGAGCTCGTGGTGAAGCTCGGCGGTGTCCTTGTTGATGGCGGTAAAGAGCGCCGGATTCTGTGCGATCCCGGCGACCGCGCCCTCCATGTAGGCCTGATAGAGCGCGATCTGCGCGGCGTAGACGGGCTTGGCGATGACCACCCCCTTGGCCACCGTCTCGCGCCAGTTCCGCGCGTTCATGGTCTTGCATTCCCAAAGCGCCGGATAGGCCAGACCGGGAAGCGTGGGACCACCGGCGAGGATTCCATCGACATGGCCGCGGATGCGGCCGCCGGCGACCGAGAAGCCGAACTGCTCGCCGTCCGGTCGGTTGCCCTTGCGGGTGTAGAGGTCGAAGCCGGCGCTGCGGAGCCACCCTGCGGCCAGGTCCTCCAGCGCATGGCCGATCGCGAAGATGCGCAAGGACTGCCCGTCGAACGCCGCACCCGCGTCCTTCGGCGCGCCGGCGAACTCGAACTGCAGCGCCCGCTCGCACGGGTGACCCAGCCGCGAGCTGCCGAGATAGGCGCGCGGCGGCAGGGCCGAGCGCTCCGCTTCGAGGGCTGCATCGAGGACGGCGTTGATTTGCTCGGCAAAGGATGGGCGGTGATTGTAGTCGAGCATCAGAACGGCACCTCCGCGCCGCTGTCCTCCGTCCCCGCCCGGCTCTCGGCAGCCGCATGCATGGCGTCCTGGAAGCCGCCGACGGCGACCTCGATCAGCGTGAGCACTTGACCCTCGGTGAGGTCGGCGAGGCGGCGCTCCCAGCCGATCTCCTCCATGATCTCGGCGACCGGCTTGACGGTGGCGTGGATCGCCGCCTTTTCCTGCTCGGTGAGGTCAACCATGGCGGACGACCTCCGCGCCAAGCGCCACCAGAAGCCCTGGCAATCGATCGAGCAGAACCACACCGAGGGGCGCGGCCGCCTCGAGCGCAGGGGATCGAACCAGCCAAAGCCACGGGCTGGTCGCCGACACACGGCACAGAGCACCCCACGCGGATGCCAGAGCCGCAGGCGCTCGCTGACGGGCATGGGCTGCATCCCCACTCATCACGCGGCCCTCCCCATATGCTCCGCGGCATCGGCCGCGCCGAAGACGAGGGAGCGGATGGCGTCGCGGTTGAAGCGAAAGGCCAGCAGCGCCGAGGCCTGGTAGCGGGTGAGCCCGTAGTCCTGCCGGTAGGCCGGCGGCAGAAGTGCGAGCTGCTTCTCCGTCGGCGGCGCCTTGAGCCAGCTGCGGCTCTTGTGCGCGCTCTCGTCGGTCTCGTGCTCGTTGAGCCAGTCATCGGCGGCGGCGAGACACACGGTGCGTTCGCCGATGGCCAGGAGCCGCGGCCTCTGACGCTGCAGGCCGCCGACGCCGTACCAGCGGCCATTGAGGAAGAACACGCCGCCCCAAGCATTGAACCCGTTCGCGACCAGAGCGCCGTCATCGCCGAACAGGTCGCACCAGCGGAAGCTCGACCGCTTGAGGAGGTCGATCTCGCTCATCACGAACTCGCCGAGCGGCGCTGCCTCGCCCCCGTCGGACCGCTCCCAGACATGGCCGCAGAGCGGGCACTCGATGCAGCCGAGCGGCACCTCGGCCTCGCACTCCGGGCAGGTCTTGGTCGGCGCCTCGCCGTTCGCCGTGTGGCCGTCGAGATCGACGTCCTGCTCCAGCGTGCCGTGCAGCAATGTCGAGGTGCCGAAGTCGAGGACGATGCAGTCGGTCTTGACGACGCCCGGATGCTCCTCCGGGTTCACCGTGCGCAGGCCGCGACCGACCATCTGGATCATGGTCGACTTGAAGGAGCTGGGCCGCAGAAGCACGACGCAGCTCGTCGGGGGGTGATCCCAGCCCTCGGTCAGCACCGCGACGTTGACCACGACCCGCGCCTTGCCGGAGGCGTAGGCTTCGAGCACCGAACGCCGCTCGGCGTCGCTCATTTCACCATGGACCATCACCGCCGCGACGCCGGCATCGTTGAAAGCGGCGCAGACGTTGCGGGCATGATCGACGGTCGAGCAGAAGACCACGGTCTGCCGATCGCCAGCCTTCTCCCGCCAGTGCGCGACGACGGCCTCAGTCACCGGCGTGCGGTTCATCACGCGGTCGACCTCGGTCATGTCGAAGTCGTCGGCGGTCCGCCGCACCTTGGCGAGCTGGTCCTGCACGCCGACATCGATGACGAAGGTGCGCGGCGGCACCAGATGACCGGAGGCGATCAGCTCGCCGATACGGATCTGGTCGGCGACGTTGGAGAAGACGGGCCTGAGCCCCTTGCGGTCGCCCCGGTTCGGCGTCGCCGTGACCCCGTAGATGCGGGCGGCCGGGTTCCTGTCGCGCACCCGATCGATGATACGCCGATAGCTGTCGGCCGCTGCATGGTGCGCCTCGTCGATCACCAGGAGATCGAGCGTCGGCAGGCGTTCGAGGTTCGCCGCTCGGGCGAGCGTCGGCACCATGGCGAAGGTCACCTGGCCGGCCCAGGACTTCTCCTTGGCATCGACCACCGAGGTGGTGACCTTGGGATGGACGCGGGCGAACTTGCTCCGGTTCTGCTCTGTCAGCTCGTCGCGATGGGCGAGCACGCAGGCCTTGGCATCGGTGCCGCCGACCATGCCGCCGGCGACGGCCGACAGCATGATCGTCTTGCCGGCGCCGGTGGGCGCGACGCCCAGCGTGTTGCCGTGCTTCACGAGCGCACCGACGCTGCGCTCGACGAACTGCTTCTGGCGGGGACGCAGCAGCATCGCTCACTCCCCGTCACTGCGCCCAGGACGGCCGGATGCCGGCTGCGGGACGCGGCGCCGTCGCTGGCTGGGCGTGGGCGGCCGGTTGCGGACCGGGCGTGGGGCTCGGGCCGCCCGCCCCCATGACCGCCGCATAGTCCTTGTGATCCGGCGTCACCGCCGTGCGGATCTCGTTCTTCTCCTCCCCATTGACGTCCGTGCCGACATCGATGCGGGCGACGAACTCGAGGCCGTCGAGATCGGCGAAGCCGTTGATACGGCGCGCTGCCTGCGCTTGCACCGAGGTGTCCTTGTCGGAGATGCCGCGCGCGGAGTTGAGCATGCCGCGGACGAGCGCCCGGCCCATGTTCGCCCAGTCGGGGCCCTTGGGGCTGTAGAGGCCGATGAGGGTGAAGACCTTGCGCCGCGCGTAGGGGCCCTCCAGCACCGTGAACTCGCCGTTGAGATAGACGGCGCCGCTAGTAGCGCGGGTCGCATAGCCGCCGGTCCAGCCCTGGGACGGATCGTCGTAGCCGCCCGGACGGATGGTGAGACGCACCTTGGCGAACGTGCCCTTGGGGATCAGGTTCGTGACCTGCTTGGCGTCGTTGAAGTCGTTCCATGCACCGGTCATGGTTCTCATGCTCCTTTCGTCAGGAATGGGATTGATCGGGAGTGCTCG